AACAATAGATTTGTTGATAGAACAGAAGTTCTTTAGGACTTCAATTGTAGACTTAGAGATTACTGTCATTGAGGATAGGATTCTGTGATTTGAGATTTGTCGGAGAAGTGGAGTAGTAGCAATCCGTAGTGCAAGATCTTAATGATATCACGACGGGCAGTGCCCTTACGATCATAGCGTGAAGCATACTTTAGAATGTTACTTCTACAGAATGCTTCAGCATCACCACAGGATTCAATCAGATCTAATGTTTGAATCTCATCGTTGCCAGCAGAATAATGCTGCCCATAGGTTCCTGAGATATAGTCGCGCAACTCCTTGAGAAGCGCGTCTTCATTGTACTTCATAATTAAATGGTTTCGTCCTCTTCATTATATTCGGAATCTTCTCCAGCGTCAACCTTTGTATAGAGATCTAGGAAAGATTGTTTTGTATCGTCATCAAAACGATTGATGCACATGTTGACAGCGGTGAGGCGATCATTAAAGATCTCCATTGCTTGTGCAATATGAACCAAACGACGGGTTGTAATTACTTCATCAACACCACCATCAAAGAAAGTCTTACGAATCACACCTGCCCACTTCACAAGATTCTCTGCAAAGATAGTATCACAACCCATATTTCGTAGAATCTTTTCTTCTATCGACGCAGTTGGATAATCTTGCTCGAAGGTAATTGGGAAACGTTCGAGGAATGCTTCGTTGAGAATATTGGTTCCAACAAAGCGACCGTCATCGCTGCCTTTACCTTTAGTATTTGCAGTTGCAATAACATTGAATCCTTCCTTAGGAGTTACATATTTGCCAATTTTCTTGAGAAAGATACCTTTGCCTTCAAGCACTGATTGCAGACACAAGATCTTGTTAGATGATAGATCAATCTCATCTAGAAGAAGTATAGCTCCCCTCTCCAAAGCTTCAATGACTGGACCATTATGCCAAACAGTATCACCATTGACAAGGCGAAAACCACCAATAAGATCGTCTTCATCTGTTTCGATCGTGATGTTGACACGAATCAACTCTCTCTTTGTTGCAGCACAAACTTGTTCGACTGACATTGTTTTACCATTGCCAGAAAGACCTGTGATGAAGACAGGATAAAACTTACGGGACTGAACAACTTTACGAAGTGATGAGTAATTACCAAACTGGACATAGGAATCATCTTTTTCTGGGATATAATTTGCAACAGGAGTAGCAGAAGGTGCTTCATATGCCTGTTCAATCTCTTGAGCAGTCAAGTTCCATTTACCTCTACCTGATTTATAAGTATCGATGCGTTTACAAACAGTAGGATACGATAGATTCAAAAGACTTGCCACATGACGAACTTGATCGGTACCGATTTCAGTTCCATACAGTTCAGTAATAGTCTCAACGATTTGATCTGTAGTGATGTCTGATTTACGGGGCATTGGGTTCCTCTGTTTACTTTGTAATTATAGCAGGTCTTGGGTTGATTTGGGTCAAATCCAGGACGGTTTTTTATCTGGCACACGCAAATAGTTGGACGACACCCATGGTTTAGATGCAATGTACATCTTGTAAGCAGTGAAGATGTCAATGCTGGTGTCATACTTATACTCGTCAGGTCCTGCAAAAACAAAAGGAGTGTGACTATCCCATTTTACATAAGGAATGATTTCGTCAGCAGCAATAAGAGTCCTATAGCAGGTATGGTTTTTTCCATACCGAGTATAATACTCATCACATAATGCAACACCATGCTCAAGCAACCAGCGAGCATTTGCTACAGTCTCGTTTGCCCACTTGGTGCAAGGGTGATTACGGAATGCTCCCTTCTCTGTAGCATAGGGTGTGCCGTCTTTTTTAGGCAGTGTGCCATAACCATGTCCCCACTTGTCTGAGGCGACTATAGAGAGCATCTGGCAGGTCTCCAGGGGCATCTTGACGATGTGCTTGTCAGGTAGAACTGCTGCTGACTTCCATGGAGACTCATCAGTAACAAAGATGTTCATTCAAATACTGCCGTTACTCCCATGATAGTTGCTCCAGGGTTTCGTGCCAAGGCAACTTTCTTAGCATCGTCATAGTCTGTAGCAATAACAATCTCATCAAAAATTGTTCCTGCTTTGAATAGTTGTACTTTACACTTCATGCGATTTGCTCAATAAATGCGTTAAGGATGGTCTTGTTTGTCATTTTAGAACCCATGTGTTTTTTAAATGCACGAGAGAGTTCTGCTTTGGTGGCAACTCCAGACTTTTGTTTTACCTCAAAATCTAAAGTTCCTAGTCCAGTATTTTTATCAGGCATATAGAATGCCTCAGTAAATCCTGCACGTTCTTTTATAGATGCGAAACGTTCTTTATTCCACTGCTTATTAATCACCTCAAATTGTTCGTATGCAATCTCACGAACAATCCGAGTTAAATCATTCTTATTACAGATGCGAATACCAATCCAATTGTAATTAGTAATCTCACGATAGAAAGATACAATCTCCCTAGTAGTTTCAGTTGGATGATTAGAAATTCTACGAGTATACCCAGTCTTAGGATCGCGAAGATGAAAAAGTCTATTCCTACTGTGACAAAGATATGAGTATTTAATCTCTCCTGCATGAAATGGCATGTCATCAGGAACACGATACACATAACTGAGTGGATTTGCTTCACCATCAGTGAGACAAATTACATTGACTTTGGTAACATTTTCTACGGACTTCATTCGAGCAACGATATCACGAGTGCAATAAATTGCTTCTGCGAGAGGAGTGCCACCCAGACCATAAGTAGCACATGATTCTATACGATAGTTTGTCATAGAAAACACCTGGGTATAGACCAGTCGCATAGATTTTTCTAAAGAGTTTTTATTCTGGCGAGAAGAGAATAACTCAAAGAGACGGAAGTCATGAGCAATTGCAAGATCACCATCACCCTGGTCAATAATTTTTTTATCTAGATTGGAGTAACCATATCCAGATTGGAAAGCATATACTCGAAAGGGAATACCTGTTTTTTGACAGAACCAGATCAGATTATAAGTCTGTTTGAGAGTATCTAGAAGTTGATTTTGCATAGAACCTGACCAATCAAGATGCATGATTAATCCATGATTCTTTCCTTCAGGAACGCTAGTAGTTTTTTTGAAGATATCCTCAGTTAGTTTATATTTAAAGAGTTTATTTGTATCCAACACACCAGTATTAGAGATTCCACACCGACGATATTCATCAGCAGATTTTTTCATCTCAAACTGTTTACACAAGTAAGAAACTGTTTTCTGAGTAGTTTTTTTAAATTTAATAAAGTGATCTGTAGCATACTGAAGATTTTTAATATAAAACTGATGAGCATCTGAACCATCATCTTCTTTATTAAAGTGATCATTCAAGTCGTTCTGAATAACATTAAATGGAACGATATACTTGGTAGAATCTATAGTTGGAATGTTGATGTAAACCCAATCTTTTGCATTATCATCAACCAGAGTTTCTAATGCTTCCTGCAAAGCAGCATCAGTTATAGATTTAGTTTCATCAATATCACCACCACCAAGATAAGAAGGTGTATCTAAGTCGGAATCACTATCTTCATTCTCACGTCTATATGCCTCTTCAAGCATTTCTTCATGAGTCATATATTCCTCAGACTCATCTCCTCCAGAAACTTCTTCCTGACGATCTGCTTGTGCTTGACCATCTTTAGAAGATGGCATTATCATCTGCTCTTTATTTTCTTGCTTACTTTCACAATAAGCATACATTTCTTTTGCAAGAGTCACAACATCCTTGAATGTCTTAGTTCCTAATGTACGTTTAACCCAAATTTGTTCATCATCGGCAAAGGGAATACTTGCATTACCTTTGAAATATAAATTGATACGATCGATCAAAGAAAGTTTAGAAATATCCTCAGACTTAACACCAAAGAAATCCATATCCCAAAGTTCGCGATACCCCTCAAAGAAAGACTTACGAAGACCAGGGTATGTTTGTTTCATTCTCCTTTCTATACGAGCATCTTCAATCACATTCACAAATGCCTTAGATGCTCCTGTATAGTCTTCATTGGGAGTATACAGAGCATGTCCCACCTCATGCCCAACCAGAAGGTCATAGACGGTATTGGAAGCAGTCTTCCAGATAGGGAGGATCAACAAACGTTTCTCAACATCAAAGCAAGCAGTGCTCACTGTACGGTGCTCTACCGTTAGGTTCTCTGTAGCGAGCAGTTTGGCGAGAGTGCCTTTGACTTCCTGAGTGTTCATCCGTCTCTCTTGGTTACCTTGTAATTATAGCACCGTCGTCAAGGTGTGGGGACACTACTGTGCCACTTTGATTACTGTCCCGTCCTAAGAATCATCTGACATTTTTGAGAAATCATTAATCTTTTCAAACTTAATAGTTCGTAAAAATTTATCTACTAAAATCTCACCTTTATGAGAGATGACAAAAACGTTTGTATCATTTCCAAGACTCCGAAGAATCTGGAGAAGTTCTCCAGTGCCTGAAGCATCTAGTGAACTATCAAACACCTCATCAAGAATGAGTAGATTAGTAGCAACACTATTTTTCATCCGAGCAACTTCACGCCAAGTAAATAGGAGTGCTAGATCAATCTTCTGCTTCTCACCTTCAGAGAATGATGCATATGAAAACTCATCCCTGAAGCGACTCTTAATAACCTCATTGAACTCTTCATCCAATGTGAAGTTAACAAAGAAGTCCATCGACTGAAGATATTTATTAATCAGTTGATTAAAAACTGGAACATATTTTTTAATAATTTGTCGTTTTATACCAGAGTCTTTCAAAAGAGATGCAACGACTTGATACTCATCCAACGATTTACTGACTTCGCTACAGTCTATTTTTGTTTTTTCATGATCGTTCTGTAGAGTTTCAAGAACTTTTTGATGTTCATTAATACTCGGTTTATCCTCTTGTAGTTCAGTAATCTCTTTGGCGATTTGAAGATTGTCCATCTCAAGACGAACAATCTCACGCTCTAATGATGTTGCATCACTACGGGTTTCATAAAGTTTTGCTGAGATCTCTTCCATCTGAGTGACAACTTCTACTGCCTCGGCAATATCTGTAGTGAACCCCTCAATTTCTTTTGAAAGATCTATACCGTTATTTGTCATGGCACCAACCATAGCAAACTTAAAATTCTTGTCGATGTCCTGTTTACATAAAGGACAGTCATCATACTCCTTAAAGAACTTAAGATCTTTAGCAATCAATTTTAATTCAGATTTTTTATCTGTTTGTGCTTGACGAAGTTTTTGTACAAATTTTTTCTGTGTTGCAGTATCACCCTGGTGTTCTTTAAGAACTGCGATGTCATCCTTTTTTTTCTGATGCTCAGTAGTGACCCTGGCGATACGATCTACATTTTTTTGATAGTGTAAGCGTTTTTCATCTTGACGATTTTCATTGACTTCTTGCAGAGAATCAATTAATTTTAATTGTGATGATAATTTCTCTTCAGATAAACGTAACATATGCCCACAATCATTACTTTGACTTTGAGCAACACGAACCCGATCTTTCAAGATTTGATTCATGTTAGAGAATATATTGATGTCAAGTAAATCTTCAATAACTTCTCTTCTATGAGCACCAGCAAGTTGCATAAAAGGTACAAAAGTTGATGATCCTAGGATTACAACTTGAGTAAAACTTTTAAAATTTAATTTAAGGATTGATTGCTCTAAGTGTTTTTGCGTATCTTTAGTTGCAGCATCTTGATCAACTAGTTTATTATTTTTATACAGTTCAAATGCATTGGGTTTGATTCCACGAAATACTCTATATTCATCTCTACCGATAGAGAAACAAACTTCTACTTTACTCCCCTTCTCATTAATACTATTGACTAATTGTCCTCTATTAATTTTGCGAAAAGGTTTATTAAACAAAGCAAAGCACAGAGCATCCAACATAGTGGATTTCCCTGCGCCGTTAGAACCTACAATAAGTGTTGATGGAGACTCACAAAAATTAATCTCAGTCCACTGGTCTCCTGTTGATAAGAAGTTCTTCCAGCGAATAGTCTCAAATGTAATCATGGGGGGATAATCAAGTCGTCTTTTTTAACAATAGAATAATTATAACCATATGTATTGCAGTTTATTGCAATGACATTTTTATCAACTTCACAAATTTCTAGTTTATCTTCATATCCATCTGCTTCTAAAAGAGTGATATATCTCACAGCATCATCTTCATCTTCAAAGACTGTAACTGCCTTTGTTAGATCTGCTCTATTGACTGCATATATTCCACCTGTCAGGGTATCTGTAAGGACATACATTAGAGTTCCGATGCTTCAATATATAAAGATCTCATAACAGTTTTAATATTTGATTTATTTACTTTTAAATCTATACCATCTATATATTTGTCAAGAAGAGTCATTGTGTCTTCGGTTTCTTCTACCGAAGTGGATCCCTCATCTATACATAAGTCTTCAACAATCTTAAGATCGCCAAGAGACATATCTTGTAATTGCTTTACAACATAGTCAAACTTTGCATAATCGTCCTTTTCCTCTACAATTAATTTTACAAATGCACCATGGAGATCATCTTTGTCTGGTAAACTAACTCCAGCATTATAATATAATTTATGAAAAATGTCAAAGGGATTCCTACAGAATGTTGTCTTAAGAGTTTCTGTGTCGAATACATGAAACCCCCTCTTACATCCATAGTCATTCCAATATAATTGATATGGATTACCAAGATAACTTACATTCTTCTTAGTTGATTTTGTATGATAGTGCCCAGAAAATACTTTTTTAAATTTAGAAAAAATATTTGCATCCATACCAGAGTTCATTACATGACCAGGGTGTGCCTCAAATCCATTAAGTTCGAGGTGACCCATGCATACTTTTGCTTCAGTACTTCCTATTTCTTCCAGAACTTCTGCACGATTTTCATCGCAAATCCAAGGGAGAAGGAGTATAGGAAGACCATAAAAATCAGTAGTGGTAGGTTTGGTATGGATTCTGATGTTATCGTATTCTCCAAGTAACTCACTTGGGGCGTTAACTCGTAGAGTATTCTTGTAATAAATATCATGATTTCCTACGAGCATGTCCATCCTAACACCTCTTTCTTGGAGAGGTGTGAACCACATATCCTTTGCTGCTTCAAGAGACATGAAATTGATAGAACGTCTCTTGTCAAAGGTATCACCCAAACAAATAACATCTTTAATATTATTTGCATCAATGAATGGAAGAACTACTTCTTCATAAAATTTCTTATAGTGACTTAAAAAATATTGATTGTCATTGCGAACTCCGAAGTGTTGGTCGGTAATTAGCAGAATCTTCATCGCTTAGAATTCATTTCGACACGGGACTTCATTTGATTATACTCCGAACCCCCCTCGCCGTCAACAGCAAAGACATGATCGTAACCAGATTTTTCAAGAATTTTATCTTTGATATCCAATTGTCTTTTTTCTTTTGCAATCCTTCTTAAGAATGCATAGTATACAATTTGTGTAAAGTATGCAAAAGGATTCTTAGATTTTTCAGGACTAAAGTTATCAATATATTGAATGCAATTCTCAATACCATCACAAACCATATCATCCTTATACATGTAGTTAATGAAGTTTGG